GATCTACCAGAAGGACAGAAATTCACCTTGAAAAGAGAGGTGTTTAAACCACTCATGGGAATTATGAGTGGTGGAGAGTTTGGAGATCGTAAGTATGATCTCATTGATGGTGTTCAGTTTGAATCTCTGGCGAGACAGAGGAATGAATCTGGACATCCTGACTGGCCGCAATCAGGGCCAGTGCGTCAATCTTATGCAGCAGCCGCTAAGAACGGTGCTGTTGAGAAGAAGAAGAGGATTACTTCCGGATCTAGTAGTGGATCGGAAGGTTTCGTGACTCCTTCAAGTGGTTCTGAGGAAGAACATTTGAAGGAAAATACCAAGAAGAAGCCTGGAAAGGCTAAGAGGAAGGCATCTCGGAAAGCTAGACAGCTTTCGCGTGAGAGTGTCTCCCATGTTACTAATAATTCGGTTTGTGGTTCTGTGGAATCAGAATCGAATGTTTTGCGTAAGCTCATGGGTAATCTTACCCGTGAGGCATTAACACCATCTCGTGATTCTGTGCAAACAGGATACGAAGGTGATGTTGATGTAAAGTTGGCGTCGGTTGAAAAGCCGGCTGCTGAAATTAAGACTGAGGAACTCTCTAAGGAGGAGTTTCTTTTGGAGCGTGAGTCAACTGGTACTATTAGTGATGATAGTGAAGTTGATCGTCAAGAGTTTGAGACTTTCTTTTACCCGGAAGGGGGAGAGGTTGTTGAAGGCTTATCCGGTTTAGTCAACCGTGAAAATAAAGACTTTGTTCGTGATGGAAGCTTCTTGAGTGGGGTTCGTGCGTTTACATCGGAAACGGTGGAAAGTGTGCGAGCTTCATTTAAGGGACTGCTTGATAAGATTGCTGCAGGAATGGCTGACAATTTGATATCGACCTATATGAGGAAGAATATTCCTATGATTATAGATTTGTGTCTTGATGTTGTTACTGCTTTTGTGGCTTACGAGAGTGGGGGGTGGAAGTCTCTCTCTCTTGTTTTGAGTGTTGTTCTGCGTCATATGTTTCCGCTATGGCAAGATAGCGTAGTGGAAATTGTTCGGAAAGGTTTGCGTATTGGTACTGGAGAGACTACTCAAGGTGGGGGAAACCCTGTCTGGTTGGTGGTTTTAGGTGCTGGTGCGCTTACCTGTAAGATGCTTGATGTGTCAATTGATGCTAGAACGTTGGTTACTGGAACTATTGCTATTGCTGCTCTGTATCGAAATACAGAGGCAATTAATGATATGTTCCGATGGATAGTTGATCTATTACCAGCGTGTATTAGTCAATGGATACCGCAAGTGTTTACTGGACAGCAAGGGCGTGAGTCTTTGCTAGCTGCTGTTGCTCGTCTGAATGAGATTGCGGGATGGACTCCTGCTCAGAAACTTCGTTCAGATAAGATCCAAGAGTTCATTACAGCGTATAAAGATCTGTATAAGAAATTTATGCGCTATAGTGATCAAATTGGACCTGGTACTTCTCAGATTTGTGTTCGCCTGTTGTCACAACTTCAGCAAAGTTATGACTTGGCGAGTGCGAAGATGGGAGTTACCTCACAACGGTTACCGCCGTTCTGGATTTACCATTTTGGTGCGCCTGGTGTTGGAAAGAGTTGGCTTACTAGCAAGATTATAACTGATCTTGCTGGTGCCAAGTGTTTTGAAGATTATCGGGATGATAATGGTAAAATAGCGTATGACCTGCTAAAGTGGTCAAGACCCAAAGGACCTTTTTGGGATGGATATCAAGGACAACCTGTGGTTATTAGTGACGATTTCAACTCGTTAACTGATGACCCGATTGTTCCGGAGACGATGAATATGATGTCTTGTGACATTTTTATTCCGCAGTTTGCATCATTGGATAGTGAGGCGATAGGAAAGAAGGGGACGACGTTTACGTCGCAATTCTTTATATCGTCAAGCAATTCAGTGAGAATAATTTCGAATGAAATGAATAACTTGAGTGCTATTTATCGAAGGAGATCTGTGGTTTGTAAAGTGATTTGCAAACCCGAGTTTTACGATTCTGCTAACCAGAGAATCGATTTCCGTGCTGTTCGTAAGCGGTATGAGAGTTTGGTTGATCCTACACTTGTGGAGAGAGATCTTCCACATTTGGAGTTTCAACTATTTAATTCTTGTGCTACTGATGAGAGTACGGCAATCACCTCACCGATGACATATAGAGCTTATTTGCTTGCACTGGTAGTAATGTACCGGAAGCATATTGAGTTTCAAGTGCCACCGATGGGGGATAGTGAATTGTTTAAAGATGGCAATCCTGTTACTAGGTATTATCTCGATCAAGAGAAGCCTGGTGACAGGTGCCAAATGGATAGCAATTTGCCAAACGCAACGGATTCTGAGAGGGATCCGCCGAAGCTGAATGAGCCTGATACTGGGCATACTCTTGGGTTTGATGTTGAAAGTCAAACTATATGGAGTAAGCCTGGTCTTAGGCGCGAAAGAAGAGTACCAACTGATAAGGAAATGAATGATATGTTGTATGGAGTCTCAAAAGAAGAGGAGACTTCGTGTAAAAGCTTTAAAGCTGTTGCATCGAAGTGTTTCTTTTGTGGAATCTGTGACCATTGTGTCGTTTGTATCTGGTGTAAGTTGGTACGTCATCATTTGTACGTGTTGAAGCGTTCTCAAGCGGAGGCTAGGAATTATCGAAAGAGCTTTAATTATTTTAATGTTTGTGACTGGACTGTTTGTGTAGACAAACATGTTGGTGGCAGACCTGCGAATAATTGTTGGGCTTGTAAGGTAGTTTCTGGTCTTCCGCCTAGGAGTGTGAAGATATGTGCAAAGAGATTTGGAACCATGAAGTATGAATACATGAGTAGTATCGATTCTGAGATAGAGCGTGTTGGGACTCTTCACTCTCTCCAAAATACTGCAAAGGAATGGGGAAAGAGTGAGACTCCCTTCAGGAATTGTCTTGGAGAAGGGTATTGCATATTGTGTTCAGCAATGAAGACAAGGTTTGATTTAACTGGAGTCGCTGATGAAGAGCTAAAGACTCGCATTGGGTACAAAGTTCTGAAAGGAATGATGTATGGACTCAGTCTGGCTGCTATGGGATATCTTGGTTATAGAACTGGAAAGTTTTTGATCGAGGAGCTCAGAGGGGCCGGATGCAGTTGTGCGCAAGAAGCCGACAATGTCGCTCAAGAGATTGTTGGAGAAACTGCGCAGAACTGGAGAAACCAGATTCGCGAAAGCGCGTCTGGTTTCAAGGAAGGTTGGCGGAATTTTACTAGTGGTGTCGTTCAAGAGACCACTGGTGAAGTTAACCAAGGTAAGGGAACCTATGCCGGAGATCCGTCGTTTAAGAAGCAAGAACGAAAGGAGAAGGTTAAGGTTGCTAAGCAACGCTTTGCGCAGTCTGAAGAGAATGCGCAAGGTGCTGCAATGGATAAGGCTTATGAGCCTGTGAATAGTGTAGTTCATCACATGTCTGCTGGTCTTGCTCTATCCCAAGGGGGAGGAGCTAGAACTGGTGGATCGTGTGTTTTACTTGCTGATCATTGGTTTGTGATGCCTGTGCATTATCTTCATAAGCTGGATCTAAAGAAAGATGTTGATTTTGAGATGTTTCGCCCAGGAAGAGAGGCGAGTCTTAAATTTAGTGTTAATCCGAAAGGTCCAGATATGAGGTATCCTGCAGGAACTGCAGGGTTAATTGTTACTGCTGATTTGGTTTTTGTTCGAGCTCCAAAGCAAGTTTCTGCTTGGCGAAATATGTTGAATCATTTGATAGATGAAAGTCTATTAGATAGAGTATCAACTGTTGATTCCTATGTTGTTGGCTACGATTGTAGCAAGCAATTTGAAATCATTCAAGTCAAGCCGAAGTTTGTTCGGAGTTTGGATAATAATCCAGAAGAGAGAGTGTATTGCGTGGATGGTTGGCGCTACCGTGCCGCAGGCTTCCGAGATGGAGACTGTGGGAAAATGGTAGTGTTACCTAGATCATCACGTGGGTACATAGCTGGGTTTCATCGTGGGTGTTTCCGCCAATTTGAAGTTGATGGTTTCGCTGAAGCCCAGTTGCTTACACGACAACTAGTAGAGCGAGCGATTGGTATGGAAGCTATTCCGGACGAGGCGTGTCAATCCAGACACTACCCCGACCCGAATGGTGAATATATGATCCTGCCCCCGGAAGGGGCAGATGTGATGCTAGTTGGAGCGCTTGATAAGAAAGATGCGGTTCGGTTGTCTGAAAAGAGTGTGATTCTTAAATCACCACTTCATCCAGAAGTGTGTGGTGTAAAGAGTTACCCTTGGAGTAAGGTTACTAAGGAACCGGCTATCTTGTCAGCCAAAGATCCAAGACACGATCCGTATAACGTGTCACCCTTGGTGCGTGCGATTGGAAAATATCGAGCACCGACTGAGTTTCTTGACCCATTGTCATTAAGTATTGCTAGGAAGTGGATGGCAGCAGATTTTTGTGGCGAGGAGCCAGATGTCTGCCGTGTCCTTACTGAAGGAGAAGCAATTAATGGAATAGATGGGTTGCCCTATGTGGAGAAGTTGGATATGACTACTTCACCAGGGTTTCCGTTTACGAAGCTGCGGCCCCCAGGCGTTACTGGGAAGAGCTTTATGTTTAAAGAACATGAAGATGGGAAGTTTACCGTTGAGCATTCTTATCTGAGTGCACGGTTGGCTGTTAGAGAGGATCTGGCTAAGCATAATATGCTGATGCCAAATTCTTTTTGGACTGACTGTCTAAAGGATGAGAAGCTCAAATTGAGTAAAATAGCTGAGAGTAAAACTCGGCTATTTAATATTGGGCCAGTGGATCACTTGATCCTATCGAAGAGATATTTTGGGGCGTTTTCACGAATGTTCCATATGTTCCGAAGTAGGGGATGGTCTTCACCGGGCATCAATACGCGATCAATGGAGTGGACAGAGGAGTATCGTTACTTACTCGAGGTAGGCTCTCGTGGATTCGATGGAGATTTTTACGAATTCGATGGGAGAACCTGGGCGATTGCTATTGACGTAGCATGTGAGGCCATTAACGATTGGTATAAGAGATTTGACCAAGGGTGGAAGGAGGAAGATGATCTGGTACGCATTGTGTTGTTGCGTGAGGTACAGAGCCCCGTGCATATAGCACAGAATTGCGTTTATCAGTCATTTTCCGGGTGTCCATCTGGTTATTTCTTGACTGCCGTGGTGAATTGCTGCGTGAATTTTGTTATGACCGTTTGTGCGTTTAGAGATCTTGTGAAGGATTGTTCGTATGATTCTTGGAAAAGGAATTTGCGGATGAAGTTTTACGGTGATGACAATAAGTATTGCGTAGCTGAAGAGATTATCCATGAATTTAATGGGAGGACCTTGTCTGCTTGGTATGCGAAGCGAGGGGTGCTGTACACACCTGCTGATAAAGCAAGTGAGTTTGGTGACCCTAAGCCTGTGCTTGAACTTGAATATCTTAAGTGCAAGTCTCGCATGCTTAATAACGGAGTAGTCGTTCCATTAATTACTGACTCGAGTATCAACGAAGCAGTTAATTGGATACATTCGGACTCGGGTATGACACCCTGGGAAGTCCTGCAATCAACAATCCCAAATGTCATGGATTTTCTGGTGTTCTATGGGAGGCAACGCTACATGGAATATCGGACGGCCTTTGAAACTGAAGCTGTCAGACAAGGAGAAACGATCGTTGTACCAGAGTACGACGAGGTGCTCGCGCGTATGGTCACTCACTGCCATTTCGGAGAAGAAATTCTTCGTAGTGACATTGAGAAGTACTAATGTGGCGAGACAGAAAGTCCATCTTGTGGATGAGAGATGTCAGTCTCTCGTGGATCCAAAGGTGGACGTGAATCCTACCGAAACTTCGGTAGGGGCTACCATTGGAGTTTCAGCAACTCCAGAGGTATCGAGTGCAGCCGCCAGTGAAGGGACTGTACCCGTGTTAAGGATGACGGACGTGCCAATGCAATACTCGTCTGTGGTGGAGAAGTGGTATAAAGTGGGTACTTACCCATGGACTACTTTGATTGCTGCGGGCGGGGATTTAGTGAAACTGAGTTTGCCTTTGGAGGCAATTCAGGATCAGCAGCTCAATCAACCTTTTGCTAACTTCGCTTATTGGCGCGGAGATGTTGAGCTGCGAGTGGTCTGTAATTCTACACCCTGGCATAAGGGATTGCTTAAGTGTTGTTGGGCTCCTTCGGTGACGAAGTGGTCTTATGACTCATATCGACCTGTGACTAACCTTACGATGCTCAGTAACCTCCCTGGAGGATATATACATGCGAATGCTCCTGTTCCTCAGACCGTTATGTGTAATTTTGTTTCACCACTTAATTATATATCGACGACTGGGGAGGATCAGTATTCGCTCAAAGGCTCTTTTGGAGTTTTTGGGCTGCATGTGTTTGAACCCTTGGAAGCAGGAGCTGGTACCTCTACCTCCGTGGATGTGACAATTTTCGTGCGTATGCCTAAGTCCGAATTTCATTTGGCCTTGGGTTTACCGCTCGAATTTACTAAACGTCAATTCAGTAGGAGAAAAAGAGGTGAAGCTTCTCAGATGTTTCGAGCTATCGATCGTGGTTTGCGGTCGTTTGCAAATACGGTGGAATCAGGTGCTAAGTCCGTGAGTAGGCTTGTTCCCATCGTAAGAGATGCTTTGGATGTAGTCACGAGTTTTGACCATGGCTATGACCCTACTACCCCTGTTATGGTTAATGTTGCTAACATCGGGTATTTGAACTGTGTGGACCAGCCGGTTAAGGTAGATAAACTATCCATCGATTCTAGAGAATTGGCACCAACGAATGTTGAGCATTTCTCTACTTCAAAGGATGAGTGTGAAATCTCGTATCTTTTACGAGTTCCTTCATTCTTTAAGAGGATTGTGTGGCAACCAAGCCACGCAGCCGGAACCGCTTTGTTTAGTGGACTAATAACACCGACTATGTACTACACAAATGTTAATACTGCATCGACGAATGTTGTTTTAACGCCGATGGACTGGATTGCTCTCATGATGAGGTTTTGGAGAGGTCCACTGGATATTCACATTAAGCTGGTTACGACATCTTTTGTCACCGGCACTCTCCGATTTTCCGTTCTTTATGGATCCTTTGAGGATACAGTCACAGACGAACAGGCTAATTCACAATATTTTTACATATTGGACCTTAAAGATGGACAGAGAGAGTATGATTTAAGGATGCAGTTTCCCTCAAACACAACCTTGAAGCAGATCATACCCTTTGCACGCACAGCATTCCTTTCTACCGAAAGAGAAAAGTATTGCTGTGGCATGTTTTACGTTCATGTAGTTAATGCTCTTGCCGTTTCAAATGGCTCACCTACTGACGTAGCTATCCATATGTTTTGTTCGGGCGAAGAGGTGCAGTTTTATGGTACTGCGAGGCCGCCGTTAGAACCGGCTCCTCCTGTGGATATACCAGCTGGCGAATTGGAGGCTAGGAAACAGATGTTGAAGGAATCCGATCAGTCCGGGAGAATTTCTCTTGGGACTGGTGGAAATTCTTTGGATTCTACTACGCCTCTTGTGCGGATTGTATCTTTGCGTGACCTTGCTCGCCGCCAGTATTTTGTTGAATCTAGTGCTGGTTCCGTTTCCGTAACTGGAATCGGTAGACAGCCTCAACAATATTTCTTGAATGATAGCATGTTGTCTTACATGCAGACAGGATTTGCTGGAAGGCGGGGAGGCCTTCGTTGGAAAGTCCCCACTAATTCTAATAATGCTCGGTTGACTTATTGGGATCCTCACGGTGCTGATTCTGTTCTTCTCGAAGCCCTGAACGGTTCAACTATGAACCTGTTCCAACATTTTGGTAATGATTTTGAGAGTGGCCATGAAGTTGAGACCTCTTTCACCTGTGCTTTTAATTATTTATCGACAGAGTATGCGATATCTAATTGGGACCAAGAGTTTGTTAATGAAGGAACGTTGTATTCCATGTTTGTAAATTTCGTGGCTACTTCGGTCTATTTCCAGGTTTTTCTTGGCGGTGCAGATGATTTTAGGTTTGGAATCTTCTTGGGCCCGTCCCAATATAATTCGAACGCTTAATATTGTTACCTTGTGAGCAGTGCTTATGCTCACATTTCTTTCTTTTAGCCTTTTTAAAAAGGCACTAATACACACTGGGTGTCCCCTAGGTGTATCTTTCTTTCTTATACTTGTGTGTGAGGAACCTCGGTAGTAATACCCTGGACGAACGATTTGCTGTGAATAACAGTATCGGTCTTTTCCGCGAGTTTCAATTCTGACTTCTTTTGTTAGAGGTTCTATGAGTACTGCT